TCTCCAGGTTGGTACGCTGATTGGACTGCTTGTTCGAGGATACATCGGAGGAAGCCCTCTGCCTGTTGGGGGTCTGTTCTCCATGTCTCATAGATGGCGTTGACGATGTTGGTGTAGTCGTCTTCTGTTGCTTGTCTTCGATCCATGTCTTTATGGATTGGCCGGGCTTGTGCATCAGCTCGTCTCCCACGATGGCTGCGACCTTAACCTCGCGCGTGTTGTTCCAGACGACTGGTATGTCGTCAAGGCTCTCCGCGCTCCGTATGGCCGCCGCCCGCTCCTCTAGTTCTGGTGTGGTTATGCCTAAGTCGGCAGCCACAGATTCGCGAATCATGTCCATGTCATTTTCGTCTTGTGGCCATGCCTCACTCATCTTGTGAACCTCTTCTCCCATTTGTCCCTTGCAGGTCTGGAGACCAGTCACTTCTACTACCTTACGGCACCAGTCGCTGACCAGTGGCGTCAAGCCATCTGTTGTCAGGTAACCGACCGCTCGGTTGTAGGCAGCCTGTTCTCTCGACATGCCTTTGTTAGCCGATAGATGTAGCTTCGGCAAAGTGCGCTTGACGCACTGATAGGACGTACGGGACGTCACGGGGCGCGGGAATACTCGCGATAGCATCGTTGTTCTCGTGTTGGGCGCGTTTTCCTGGGCTTTGACTGACAGTCCTAGCTCCTTACACACCTCTTCCAGCCCCTTGCTGAACCCGGGGATGTTGCGTGACACGCCGTCATCTCCCGCGTATAAGCCTAAGGCCTTGTAGGCCTCCTGGGGACCCAGCCCGATACTGCGGTAGGCGCAGTAGTTGACAAAGGCGTTGATCATCGTGTTGGCATCGGTCGTGATGGGCGATCCCGACCGTGTGCCAACACCGGCTGAATAGCGGAATCCATTTTGTGACACTGCGTTTTTCCTAAACACCTCCTCGTAGTGTTTGAGCATCACTGGTACTTCGCTGGGCACCAACCACCGAGTATAAGCGCGTTGCGCTACTCCCTGTAGGAACTGCGATATGGTGCCGTCAAATCTGCTGTAGTCAGTCTCAATCGTCGATTGCTGACACAACAGCGCAAGTCGTTTTGCGATTTTCACTGGAGTCATCCCGGGCCCATACCATGGTTGCCTCTTCAAGTTGGCACGCTTAAATGCATATGTGTAGCGTGACATGCCAATCGTGAGGTCCGTGGAACAGGTTGTTATTATCCGAGGGTCGGAGACGCTGGAATAGGCTTCAGCCTTAATGAAGGTTTTGAGCTTGTTCCGGCCTCCTAGTCCGAGGAGATGTAGTGCCTGTTCGGTACGGCTACGTTGTGCTGGTCGGGATTGTTCGTCGATCACTGATTGTAATGTGATCGGTGTACCCACTCCTGGGTTAGGGACAAGGAATTCGACGAACTCCTTCTCGTAAGCTTCATACCTGAGGGGTGGTATTGCGTTGTTGGCTACATTGGTGACTCTTCCTCGTACTGCAACCTCGTCTGCATCCCTGCAGCGTGCTGCAAAGAGCGCGGGCTGAGCGACTAAGGGTGTTGTCACTGCCAATCCTACGGGTTTCTCCTCCTCAAGCGGTGCGCTTGCCACTGGTCGATAGTTAGTGATCAGTGCATTGGTGTGTATCACGTTCGGTGTGTATTCAATCGCGAGTCCAGTCTGGACCAGTATCTCGTACAGCAACGCGGCGTCAACCTTGGAAGTATCTCGGAAGTGGTCTTGCAAGAATACCTCAATGTCACCCACCAGAAAAGCTGTTGTTTTGCCTCTCAGGCGAGCTGTGACTGCCCGTAATAAGCGCGACGGTATGTCCACGGCGTCGCGACTGCCATTTAGCGCCATGCTTATATTTCCCTGGACGGGTTCAAACACGGTGTTTACTCCATTCTTCGTATATTCACGGTAGTGTATTTCCTTACACTCAGGCATGACAGAGGCTAAACATGCTGGTATCCTAAAAGTAGGCACCAAGAGTATGAGCCGGTGGTCGGTTCCATCCCCTTTGACAATCTTCTGTTCTACGTCGTAGACCATCGTGTCGCCAGCATGGGGCCCGTAATGTAGTTTGGCCCTAAAGGTGTCTCTGTCATAATCCCAGATCTTGTGCTGGTACTTGCCTCCCCCAGCAACCTCATAGATGATGTTGTTGTTGTTGATGTGATAACAGCTGTCAATTCCACGATGTGCTGCTTTCTGCGGGACTACTGTGTACAGCATTATTGGAATGCCGTAACCCATCTGGTACCCCATGTCGAGGTAGTAGTCCACGTCAGTGCATATCATAACGTGGTTGTCATCTATGATGTCGCTGCGAGCGGAAGTTTTAAGATCCTTGTCCCAGAAAAACAGGCGCGAGCCTGCTTCCCCCCTTGCTTGGTCGGCACGCGACATGGACACATGGTAGGGCTCTCGCCCCGCGTCCAATACCTTGCGAGCCATCTGTGCGTTCATTGATGTTCTTTCTGCAGCGGCTGCCCCATGGGTGTGACCCGCAGGACTGCCGAAGAGTGGAAAATCCTTCACTTTCAGGACAGGTCTTAGGTCTGGCAAACGCTGCCCATAGCGTTCCACCAGCTTCGTGAATATTTCGACGTCAAAACTTGCTTTCAGCCGAATGGTCCAATATCCCAATTCGAGGGTCCGCACCAGGTATTGACAACACCTGAAGCCAAAGACAGCATCGAATGCCAAGGCACCAACCAAGATGGCCAGTACCTCCACGACCGCGTGGCAAGCCAGGGCCAGCACCATCTCGCACAAAGTGCGCGCGATAATGCTGCCGGCGTACGCGTAGCAGTCCGCTCCCCACGGTTCATTGCGTGACGCACAGTGTTCCATGGGCATTTTTGGGGATTTTGGTTTTTGAGTTTTT